AATTGTTCAGAAATTTTCGGGATCGAGCGTTGCGCCGCCGCGCGCTGTGCTGCCATGTCGGTCAAAAACAGGTTGAACGTTCCTAGCGTCTCTGTGTGACCGTCAGCGAAACGCACCGTGACCGATCCGTTCACTTCGTCAGCAGTGGACACAACCGGCGTCACCTTGCCGTTGCTGCTGACGAAGAAAAGGCGGGTATTAACGCTTACCGGCATCCGTGCCCCCGATGATCGAAATGATTGCAGCGTGATTCAGACCAAGTACGATGCGCGACCAGCTTTCGAGCGGCATATCGGCCTTCGCTTGCTTCAGATCATCGGCACCAAACATGCCAATCGTTTCAAGTTCTGGTTCACTGCATGAGATCGTGTAGATCGGCGGCACTTCGAGGAAGAACAAAGCGCCATAGTGCACGCGTCCAACCGGGTCGCTTGCATCGTTGATGATCCCGGCAAAGATTGGTCGATGACCATCGAGGTACGTCAGTAAAAGACGATCGCCGATTTCATCGGTAGCGATGTTGATTTCTTCACCAAGCTCGCGGCGGATTGCATAATCGATCAACCGATCGAAATCGATCGCGCTTTCTTCCGTGCTCGCATGAAGCGCATCGTTCAGATCCACATGACCGCCGACGCCGATACTGTATGCACCGGCAAGGCGCGACTCGCCGATGCCCTTCCCGCGTTGATACGTGAAGAACTTCAGGTTGCCGCTGACCTTCGAGCGCTGGAACAACACGATGTACGGCAAAAGCTGACCGTATCGTTCATCCGTTTCGAGTTCTGCCCGGCGCATGATCACGAGCGAACCGCCTGCCTGATCCTTGAACTGGTTGAAGGGCATGAAGTTAAACGGGCTCGCGATCTTGCCGAACCGATCCTTTTCAAATGCAACGATGTGTTCGCCGTGTTTCATTAGCTGCCTCGATAAATTTGGTTGGGGTTGTTGTCTGCATCAGGCGGCGGGTTGTTGATCGCGACCGCTGGCGATCCGCCTTGTGGTGCATTGATGTTGACCGTCGATGATGGCGTGGGCGCGGCAAGGGCCGGATAGCTGCTTACGCTTCCGGGCGAAATTGCGAAGTCGGTCACTTTGGACGTTTGCGCGGAGCCGATGCGGGTCGATCCATACTCGTAGTTCATCACTGCCGCCCAAGCCGTGCCAAGCGAGCCAATCATGAGATACACGACGGGGCCGTTTGCTTTTGGGATCTCGACGAAGCAAAGCATTGCGAGCGAGCCAAAGAACCCAAGCGTGACGAAGATCGCGAGCGCGCTAGGGAACCAGTCCTTGGTTTCCATCTGACGCTTTCGGGCATCCTTTCGATCATCGACTTCAGTCGCATACGCGTTGTTCGCGGCGGTCAATTGCGCGAGCGTATCCGCCGCTTGGATCTGCTGAAGTTGAACTTTCGCGTTGATCTGCAGTTCTGCGATCTTTTCCGCTGCTGCCGGATCGGTCGCCAGCGCTGCAGAAACCGCGTCAGGCGTGTTCGCCGTGCCAAGCGCGGCAGAGATAAGACCGCCGACCGCGCCGCCCAAGGGACCGCCTACGAGCGTTCCGAGAATCGGCGCTGCTTTGCCGATGTCGTTCTTCAAATCTGACCATTGCATATTTCACCCCGTTAAAAAACCACGCTTTATGGGGCGTGGTTTTCGTTTCAATCTGGCCGAATCGATACTTTTCTTCTTAGCCCTGAATCACGGGCGGATCTTGGTTCTGCAATTGGGCCTGCTGTGCCTCTTCCACGGTCTGCACGGCAGCTTCCGGGGCCGGGTCGCCTGCAACCGTACCGGCAACGTCCGCGACGCCTGCAGCGTTCGTTTCCACGGCCTTAGCATCGCTTTCGACGGTTGCCGCGAGACCCTGAACCCATTTCACGCCAGCTTCGAACGCTTCGCTGATCGAGATATCCTGACCGCTCTTCGAGGAAAGAAACGCTTGTTCGGCATCCTTCAGGTTTTCGACGGTGATTTCAACCTTCGATTCCGCTGCCTTTGCCTTCTCGAACAACGACTCGATGTCGTCTTTGATTTCGCTGAAAATCTTGAGCATTACAAACCCCTTAAGTTTAAATAAAAAAGACCGCCATAAAACAATCTATGGCGGTAACTCACATAATAATCCGGATTAATCCGAAATAGAGAGTTTATTAGAAGCCTTCCGCTTCCTTGGGCGTGTCGGTCGCGTTGCCGGTCTCGACGTGGCCGGACTTGTTGTGATCGACTTGCACGTTTCCTGCAACGATGTCGTTATGGAACGACTTCGCTTCCTTGTAAAGCTCTGCATCGGTCACGAGGCCATCGAGCGCGAATTGAGCGCCGCTCCACGAGCCTTTGTCGTTGCTCATGCCGACCGTGGTCAGCTTGACCAGATTCGCGAACGTCGGGGGCGTGCGCTTCACGCCTTGGACTTCGATCTTCTTTTGCTGAAGCGCGGTCATCAGCATCTTCGATGCCTTGGTTTGCGTCGCGGCGAGAGACAGAATCACGCGGCCCGTTTCGTTCGTATCCGGATCGATCGTGATCAGGAAGTGCGAACGCGTGTCGGCGTAATAGCTGCTTTTCTTCTCGTTCACGCTGCCGTCTTGTTCCGGCTTATACGAGCGGCCTTCGATCGTCATCACTTGCGCCGGATCGGACTTCAGCGCTTCGAATTGCTCGACCGTGAATTCACCTTGGAAACCGCCATCGCCTTCGCGACCGCCCCAAAGGATGAAAGTACGCTTGTATGCGCATGGGATCACGATCAAACCGGCTTTGCCGTCATACAGCTTCTTGGTGACCGTGTTGATCAGCATACCGGCCTTCGCGCCTTCAACATATGCGCCGTCGTCTTCATCGACCATCGGCGACATTTTTTGCAGGATCTGCAAGAAGGGAATCGCAAACGATTCGGCATCCGCGCCTTCGAAACCGCCGCCGAAATCCGACGCGTCCATAAATTCGGGAACGTTGGCGAGTGCCGTGTTCTCGACCTTTGCGACTTCAGTCGATTCTTTCTTTTCGACGGGAGCCTTTTCAGCTTCAACTTTTTTGATCACGCTGGAAGTTCCTTTAGCTTGACGGGTTGCCATGATGATTTTCTTTCCTTTCTGATGATGTGGATTTAATCGCCGACTTGACGATGGGGAGAAGCTTAGTTCACTTTTTCTTTTTTGGCAATGTAATTTTCGCTTGCCGGAATTCGTACACGCCGAAAAGATCCATGGGGATGTTGGTCCCCGCTTCAAGCTGTTCTTTGACGAACGCCTTCAGGGTTTGCGCATGTACGCCTTCGTCGATCGAGGGTGGAAACCCGATCTCTTGCAGCGCCTTCGAGACACGCTCAACGTTCGCTTCTTCGCCCTTGCCGAATTCGAGCAACACCTTTGTCTTCAGGATGCCGCCGAAATCGTTTTCCTTCAACCACGCATGCGCGGCGGGTTTGTGCTCGACTGTGATCGACGCCTTCACGTCTTCCTTCACAGCAATTTTCGATCCATCCGTAAGAGTGTAGGACTCCATGCCAAGCGTGAGCATCACGCCGGGGATTTCCGACATCAGGATTCGATTGTTCTCGCCCTGAAGCTCTGCAAGCGCCACGTTCGCCGCGCTGATCAGTTCTTCGAGTTCCTTCGAGCGTTCGGCAAGCTGCGAAAGCCGTTCGAGTGTTGCCGGTTGCTCTTCTGGCGCTGGATCTTCGATACCCTCGAAGTAATCGATGACCGGCTTGTTTTCTTCATTCATGTTCATTCTCACTTTTCTAGGGGTTGATTTCCAAACGGATGTAAATCTTCGAACGATTATCCCACTTCAACATCGACAACGTTTTGCGGCGGCGAAGGATCAGGCCGCAACAAATTCCAATCACGGACGGGTCACCAACCGCGAGAAGGTGATCATGATCGCCGAAATCTTCGAGCGCTTCCCGGATCTTTGGCGTGATGCGAGCCAAGTACATCGGATTGTCTTCCGGACCAAGGATCGGCGTTAGCTGCCCGAACTGCGCGGCGGGACTGAAGTCGTGAACGGGTACATGCCGACCCGTGGAGGGATCGATACGCTCGACGATTTGCGGAATAAATACACGTTCTATCATGGTTCTTTACCTTTCTTGGTGAAACAATATTGAACTAGCATCTTACGCCTTGGTGTGATTCTTGTCGATGATCTCGAACGCAATTTTGTTCTTTAGTGTGAGCGAACGAACAACGTCTTCATCAATTGTGTCTTCCGCAACTAGATCAATGTAGTTCACACTTTTTGTGGTCCCGATTCGATGGTTGCGGTCTTCAGATTGCAACCTTAGTTCATTATCGAACGAGCATGAATAGTAAATTGCCGTCGTCGCGGCAGTGAGCGTGATCCCGATTCCTGCCGCTGCAGCGTGACCGACGAACGCGGTAATCTTCCCGGCTTGGAAGTCGTCGATCGCGCGCTCGCGGTCTTCCTTTGATGTCTTGCCGTAGTAAGTAACGGCAGATATACCGGCGTCCTTTAGCGCCGCGACAACCTGATTGATCTCTTCCTCGAACATCGCCCAAACAATGAATTGGCCGTCGATGTCTTCGATCGCTTCCTTGAAGGCATCCATGCGCGGATTCACGCCCGGGTCAACCAGTTCCGGATTGCCTTCGATGTTGATAAAGCCGGATGTGACTTGCTTGAGCTTCGTGCGCGTGGCGATTGCCTCAAAGCTCAGATCTTCATCGTCGTGCACATAGTGGTAATCATGCTTGAGCTTGTCGTATGCCTCGCGCTGCTTGCCTTCCAAGGCGAAATAGATCGTCTGATACACCTTTGGCGGCAGATCCAAGCAATCTTCCTTTCGGACCCGGTAACTGTGCGGCGCGATCATTGCCGCGAGCTTATCGAGGTTCTTATACATCGGCATGCCGTTGTCGTCGCGCTCGACGATTTGAGCAAATGCAGCGCGCGGACCCATTTTCTGAATCAGTCCCTTACCCTTGGGCGAACCCATGTCCATCAAAACCGAGTATTCCGCGACGAACGCGCGGTAACTCGTGGTTCCAAGTAAGCCGGGTTTCAGAAAATCGAATTGACTGAAAAGATCGGTCGGCGCTTTGGTGACTGGCGTACCGGTCAAGATCCGACGAGCTTCCGCAAGCCTTCCCGCTTTGTTCACTTTCTTGGTGCGCTGTGCATCCGGGTTCTTGATCCGCGTCGATTCATCGACAACCATCATCACCTTGAACGATCGCAAAAACTCTTCCGCTGCTTCGAGCCCTGCCGTCGTGTTCATCTGGTTAATCGAGATCGAGAGCACGCGAAGCGGAGCCATGCCGTTCGCGTAGTGCCGACCATACAGGCGATCGAACGCGGCCTTGTCTTTCTTCGTGGTCGGTTTCTTTGACCATGCAAACGCTACATACGGGACTTCCAAGTGCGTCGGGATCTCGCGGCGGACCCAATTTGTATGCACGCCGTTAGGTGCAACCACGAGCAACGCATCGATCTTGTTACCGATGAAACAGCGTTCGGCGTCGGCGAGTGTTTCCCATGTCTTGCCGGTTCCCTGTTCCATCAGGAAGGCGAAGTTTCGCTTTCCTTCCGATCGAGCGAGGCCAACGATCTGATGATCCATCCCTTTAGTTTTCATCGGTGTTCCAAGTTCATAAGGTAATCAACGATTGAAGACATGCCAAGAGCAAGCGAATATTTCACAATATCGTCCCGTGTCATATCAACGATTTCTATGTTTTCTTTCGGGTTCAACAAAAATGCTTCTTTTCCTACTTTCAGTAGAACAAATGCGTTACCTTTAAAACGCATCCAAGCTTTCAGAAAAGGAATCTGCCCGGGCTCGAACGCATCTTTCATTGGTTTAGTTGTATCCCGTGCAGGCCACGCATGCAAGGCTTTCGACTCGATCCAGAAGACAACCCCTAGTCGGTTCTTGCCGATGATGTCGGGCATTCCCGTGCCGACTAGGTTTTCAATGCGGTGAAGCGTCAGGCGGTCTGCGTTGGCACGCTTGAGTCCATCCCATGCAAGCTGTTCTTTTAAGCGTGCCATACAGTTAGAACGTTGTTGGTTTGGCGATCGAGCGGATCACGGACATGAAGCCTTTTTGAAGATCGGTCTTGCCAGTCTCCAACCAGCGCGGGTCTGCATTCCACCCGGGGCGACCGTCTTCGAGCTTTTCAATCCATTCGCCAACTTGAACGGCAAGTGCCTTGCCTTCGTTCATCAGATCGATTTCGTCTTGCGACAGATCACGATAACCTTTGATTTGCTTATGCTGATTGTCCATAAACTACCCCTTGTAAATCTGTTCGAACCCGCCGCCAGCGATTGCCGCGACGATGAACAGAAAAATGATAAGCAACACCATCACGAAGTATTCACGGGCGAGCCATAAGGCCACGAAGGTGACGCCCATAAGTGCAAAAATCAGCGCAACAGCGATTCCCATACGTCACCCCTGCATTTCCATTAATGGGCCGTCCTTACGTTCTTCTGGCGGTTTGTCCAACCACTTCAGCTTTTTGACGATGAACATCGAGATTTCAGGGATCTTCCAAGCGCGCATCAGAAACCATGAGTTGACCGGCGCGCGCTCGACGACTTCCTTAGCAAGCTCTTCGAAGCGTTCCGGCCTGACTCGAAAGCGAACCGCGTTGTCGGTTGAATCATCGACCATCCACATATCAAGGATCTGCGAAGGGCCTTCATATCGCCGACCGTGGCGCTTCTTGATTCGGGCCGAATCGTTTTCGTCCAAGATCTCTTTCTTGATCAACTTCGCGATGATCAGAACGTCGCCTTTCTGCCCGTCCTTTGCATCGTTCATACCAATGATTTTATCGCCATTGGTGACGCCGACCAAGCGCGGATTTTTATAGAGATGCCCCCATTTCGTGTGCGCTTCAGACAGATCCGCATACTGCACTTCCGCATTCGCTAGGCTTTCCATCGCCTTCATGATCGCCTTGTGCTCTTTCTTAGGAAGCGGCCCGATCGAAAGCTTCTCGCGACTCTGAATGTATTTCATCGCCTTGACCGGACCGTATCCCTTCGCGTTCATGATGCCGCCGATCAAGCGCCCGTCCGCGACCTTCCAGTTCATATCTGAAAACGCCGGATCAATCGCGGTATAACTCACGCCTTCCTTCGCAAGCTCGCGCAAGATCGCAATGGTCTGTTCGTGATCCTTCGCTGATCGTAAGCACGCGGCGGCGAACTCAAGCTTGTGATAGCGCTTCAGGTAACACGTCCAATAGGTGACGATTGCATACGAAACCGAGTGCGACAAATTGAACCCGTATGCGCCGAACGTTGCCATCTCTTTCCAAAGGTTTTCCGCCTTGGGTTCGGGAACGCCGCTTTCAATCGCGCCTTTAACGAAGTCGCCTCGCCACTGGTTCAAATACTCTTCGCCCTTGGACTTGGACATGCCCTTACGCACTTCCGATGTCTTCGCCCAATCGAAGCGACCAACCTCGCGCAAGATCGCCATCAATTGCTCTTGATACACGATCACGCCGAACGTGTCTTTCAAGAACGGTTCAAGCTGTGGCACGTCGTATTTGACCGCGCTCTTCCCATTCGATCGGTTGATGTACGTCGTCGCCATATTCGAGCCCAACGGACCCGGGCGCGCAAGTGCGGTCAAGTTCACGATCTTGTTGAACTCATCGACCGCGTTCATCTGCTTGGTGACGCCACGCAATGCGCTGCCTTCGAACTGGAATACCCCTGAAACCTTGTCGTCGGTCAGGATCTTCAATACTTCAGGGTCATCGAGCTTGAGCGAATAAAGCTCTTCAGCGGTGACAACGTTCGCATCTTCGATGATGCCAAGCGTGCGCAATCCCAATGCATCGATCTTCAACAGGTTCAATTGTTCCGCGTCAACCTTATCGATCTGCGGAATGCCTTCCTCGCTCACGGTGCAATAGTCGCTCACGGGATCGTTACAGACGATGATCCCCGCCGCATGAACGCCACTGTGGGATTCGTGAAGCTCGATGCCAACCATGCACGCGGCGGCAGCAGGATAGCGTTTCTTGAACGTCTGCCCTTGCGGCGTCTTTTCAAAGGTATCTTCGAGCGCATGACCGTATCGCGGATCGCCTTGCGGATATTCGATCAGGGCGTTTACAACCTGAAAATTATCGTCGATAGGAATCCGGAACTTCTTTCCAACTTGCGGCATGATCGAGCGCGGTTGCAAGGTGCTGACGCTGCCAAGTTTCGAGACGCGATCGACCCCATATTTTTCTTTCAGATAATCGAACACCATGAAGCGCTTCGTGTCCGAAAAATCGATATCGATATCAGGCCAATCACTGCGCGACACGTCAATGAAGCGCTGGAACAAAAGCTTGTGCGGGATCGGGTCAACCTCCGTGATCCCGATCAGATAGCAAACGAGAGAACCTGCAGAACTGCCGCGCGCTGGCCCGACTAGCATATGCTGTTTCGCGAACTGAATCAGGTCGGCGACCACGATAAAATAACTATCGAATCCCTTCGCCTTGATCTGCTTAAGCTCTTCCGCGAGACGATCCTTGTATTCCTTTGTCCACTTGTCGATGTGACCACGCTTCAGGCGCGACTTGCGACCGACTTCACACAGCGCAGCAAGATCGCCTTCAACGTTGATGATCGGCGCGCGCTGCAGCTTTGTATCTTTGAGCAAGTCTTGGATCTTGAACGCGTTCTCGATGCCGGAATCGAACTCTTCGCGCGTCATGATGTGTTTAAGCTGCGACCAGATCTCTTCAACGGTCGCGATATGGCGCATGCCAACCGACTCGCGGACTTCCCACGAGTACGCGTTCGAGCGATGCGCCGTCGATGGCATGTCGTTGTAAGACGTAATGACGATCGGGATTCCGGTCACGCGATGATGATAAATGCCACGTGCGGCAAGCAAGAAGCTCGACGGATTGATGTCGATGAAATCGTAATCGCCATAGTGCAGCGAATCGATCGCGCCGCCCGGGAACTTGATCAACCCGCCGTCTTGCATGAAGCCCGGTTGCACGCCAAACACGTCTCGCGTCAGACCCTTGGTCTTCGCTGATAGCGTGGTCAGGTTATAGAGCGCTTTCGTATCCTTCGCCAAGACCCAAGCGAGGGGCTTGGCGGTCTTCGGGTCGCCTGCTTCGTCCATCGTCACGATCGGGATCTCGCAACCGTACAGCGGCACGATTCCGGCCTTTCCCGCCGCCTTCTCGAACTTGGCATGACCCCATGTATTGAAATCAACGATCGCCGCGCTGGTTGACCCGATCGCTTTCAGGTGCTCGACCACTTCCGGGATGCGTCCGTATGCGTGGCGGAAAGAAAAACCGGTTCGAACGCGCAGTTGGGGGAAATTATTGGAAGGCATTGTAAATTCCGATTTTCTTGCAGATCTCGTGAAGGCGCAAAACGTCATCCATGCCTCGATGCTTCTGTTCGTATTCGCCGACCAGTTCACGATAAAGATCGATCAGCTTCACGCGCTTTCCATACTGATGGTAGGTTTGCTCGACCGTGCAGATTTCGATCTTGGGAAAGTGAATCGATTCGAGCGTGAGATCGCGGCGGGTCAAATCGAAATACAACATCGATTTATCGAAGTTGGCGTTGTGGGCGATCGATGCATCGGCTTGAACGAAGAACCCGCCAAGCTTGCTGACGTACTCGCCGATGTCGGGCTTGCCCTTCAAGTCTTCGTTCTTAAGGCCCGTGATTTCAGTAATGATGTCTTCGATCGCGATACCCGGATCACAAATGAATTCGAGCGTATCGATCACAGAAACGCCGTCAGTGATGATGCCGCCGAACTCGATGATCCGGGGTTGCTGTTCAATGGGCGCGTCGGGATGATCCGGTAATCCAGTCGTTTCAGTGTCGTATACGGCGAAGAGCATGGTGTTCCTTTTCTGTGTGTTCTGTGAGCGGCATCTCTGCCGCCCGTGATTCTACTGCATCTTACTGTTCGAGCGCGCTTTCAGTCCACCACGCTTCAACGGCGCGACCGTCCGCCGCCTTGTAGCGAACCAGATAGCTGTTTTCCGCCGTGGTGTATTCGGCGCGCCCGATGACGGTTCCCGCTTCGTCAGACGCCTGCAGCTTGACCGATGAACCGAGATCGAATGCGAAGATGCTGCCTTGATTGATACCCGTCATGTGATGCTCCTAGTTGTTGAGGGATTTTGCGCCACGGATTGCGATTTGTAGCGCGTCTTCGAGATCGAACGTGTTTGGCGTTGCGACCTGAATATGAAAAGTGATCGACCCAAGCTTATACGCGATCGAGATCACTGTTTTGTCATCGGCTTCACGCGCCAGATCGTGACCGATCATCAGCGGTTCTTGCTTTTCTTCGAGACCGGGGCGCTTGAGAAGTTCATCGAGCGGCGCGCTCGTGTCCTTTCCTTGTTGGTTCCCCGTGTCATGACGCCCTTCGTTCGGGTCGGTATCGAACGACGCCGGATCGAATTCGTGACTGAACGGTGACGGTGCAATTCCGTCCTTGTTCGCAAGGATCGCCGGGATCTTGTTGTTTGCGAACATCATCAGGTTCTCGTTCAGATCGTCATAGGCCGCGATGACCTTGAACCCGCTGAATTTGTTGCGAGCAACGATCTCGCGCAAGTGCTTTGCCTTCACAAACGGCGCTTCAGAAAGATCGCCTTCCGGACGCATGCAAAGCTGATACTCGCCAACCGATACCCCGGCCTGTTCGTGCAACCAGATCACGGTTTGTTCTGCATACATGATCGGGCGTGCCGTCGATATAACAATCGTGTCACCCCGTTCAAGGTGTTGATGAAGGCGCTCGACGTTTTGCGTGATCGGTGGATCTTGCAATAGAGCTTCGTTGTATTCGCGGTAGTTTTCGGGAGTGTGCGTTTCGCCGGAGTTGACCGGCTTGACAAGATGAAGGCGCTTCGTGTGATCGCTTAAGCAACCATCGATATCAAAAAATACTATCGATCCGGACTGCTTATTATTTCTCTTTTTCATGGTGAACATTGACCTTTGGTCTAGGGATATTGCGGAGTTTGGTTCAGAAGTTGCCGGGCGCGACTTGAAAGCAAGTAACGCCTTCAGCGCGCCACATCGCAACAACCTTATCGCGGTCATCGAACACGCCTGCAAGGCGCTTGCGCGTCGGTTTGGACATCAGGTTAAGCCACTTGCGCTTAAGCTGTTCATCGGGCGTAAAGTCGCCTTCAGGCCGCATCGTCAGCATGTCATCGATCTGCTTACGTGGGATGCCAAGAAAGACCACGAGCCAATTCAGTGTTTGCGCGCGAACCTTCGAGTCGCGACCAGACCATATAAGAATCTGGTTCCCCATGGAGTAAAGCTGAAGGAACATACCGATCACGCCAGCATTCGGCATGTCATCAACGCAAGCTTCGAAGAACGCGTTCCAATCGGGTTTGAATGTGCGGTCTTTCCAGCGGCCCTTACCGACGCAGTGACGGCAATCGCCATTCCAAGCGCGAAGTTCGCCGTCAGCAGTCTCGCGCCCAATCTTGCTAAACGTGCCGGTTCCGTTGCAATACGGGCATTCAATGATTGGGGGCTCTACGAGGTGACGGCGATGATCGATCAGCGCGAGCGTGCCATCGAGATCAAAGATATAAAGCGGGGGTTGCCTCTCAACGTTTGTATGTTGCATCTTTCTTTCCTTTGTCAATGGATTCTTGTCGTTCTTTCTCGCAACGTTCATAGATCATCGCGGCCTTTTGATTATCCTTCAATTCAAGCGCCGCGTATAGTTCAGAATTTGGTGCGGCCCATGTATCTTTGAAAGGTAAGCACTTCTTACGGTTGACTGGCATTTTTAAGATCCTTGTAATAGCGCTTGATTGCTGCGACGCCGGGATCGTCGGGCGAGATCTCGCCATCAGCAGCTTTGATCACAGCGTCAGTGAATTGTTTCGCATCGTAGGCGCGGCAAAGATTCTTGTCGTTGCCAATCACAATAAACCAGCGATCCGCCGCGAGCGAGTGAAAAATCGTGATCTTCGATTCTGGTTCCATGTTGATGTCGCGCATGGCAACGCCGCGAAGCAAGCCCATGAAACTATCAATGAACGCGTCGGATTTCCAAGTGACGCTTTTCGGCGCTGGCGGTTTGTGTTTGGGCGTATCGCGAAACCACTTGTAAGGGTCTGGAACTTCACGATCAGGCGCGCCGACCGCGCGAAACTCGATCACATTTTGACCACGAATATGAAATGGAAAAGGGCGCGGTGACGATACCCATGTAATGCGACGCTCGATCACTTCGAGATAGCGACGCTCGCCGGGCGCAACCTCACGCGGCAGGATCGCGAAAAACGGATGCCACTTTGCCAACCGGGCGCGCTCTTGCGCTTCAGTTTCGAAGGTTTGTTTCACGGTGAGTCCTATTCTTTGGTTTCTAAAAAGAGCCCCGACGCCTGAGAACGTCGGGGCGAACTTCAATCTTGACCTTGCAGGGCGATTCTACTCTTCCTGAGTGATCAGATCCAGATGGTTCATTTCTTCCATCTTGAACAGATAGACGCGAATGTCCACGCCGCCAAGCAGCGCTTCGCATTGCTTTTCGATGTCATCGATCGGATAAATCTTGCCGACCTTATAGTTCGCGCGCAAATATGCGAGGATTTGACCGCGCGTTGAAATTTCCTGCATTTTGCTGAAAGCGTGCTTTGGCGAAATCAGCTTGATATGCGTCGCACGCTTGCGGCGATGACCGTTCCCGATCTTCTTGGCTTCCTTGCGCGCGGCAATATCTTGATCACGCTTCAGGTTCGCCGCGATGCGCGCTTGCCGTCGTTCTTCTACGGTTGACATGATTACCCCGATGTATTTTCTATGAAATCCGATTCTATCAATTGTTCACGAACTGAACAATCCGATTATTCAGATTTTTGATTCTTGATCCGTTCGAGCGCGAACGATGTGTAAGCAGCGCCGAACCCGGCTCGAAAGCAATATTTCACATCATCGAGCCCGTTATCGGTTCCAGCACCAACCCGGATTCCCCATTTTGTGAACATGTACTCAATGAAGCCGGGAAGAAAGATCTCAAGCGCCGCTTCGCATGCCTTCTGTTCATCGTTCATAGCTTGCCTATCCTTCCCTTTAGATAAACGTATCGGCGACCATCAGACCAAGTGTGATCCGAGATTTCTTCGCCCATTTCACGAAGCGCTTTTGATAACGCCATGTAGCAACCGGGCGGACCGCCGTTCGCTTGATATCGAAATGCTTTCGGGTAGTCGTCTTGCGGAAAGACTTGATAGGCAAGCTCAAAATACGAAAGCCGTCCGTTCGAAAGCGCGGCGCGAATCCGATCCTTGATCTTCATTTTCATGGTCAAGCCCGGTACATGGTCAAGCGCAAGATTGCGCGAGTAATGCCCGTATACATCAACTCCGCGTAATTCCCTCGCATCGACTCTTCGATCAGCAGGACGTTTTCCCATTCGCTCCCTTGCGACTTGTGAATCGTAAGCGCGCCGCCGAAATCGAATGCGCCCGTGGCCTTGCGTGCTGGCCCGGCGATGTCTTCGTTCGGGTCGAAACATTGCGGGTTGAACTTGAGCGTGCGGTTCCTGCCGTCCGTGAGCGACCGAATGATGATTCGCTCGCCCGTGTCTTCATCGTCGTCTTCCCGCTCATAGTCGGGAGCTTTGTCGTATCCGAGAACAATCCCTTGCTCGCCGTTCATGAAGTTCGCGGCATGCTGATTGAACAGGCAAACAACCTTTTCGCCGACCATCGGCAATTGCTCGAAATACCCGCGAGCTTTACGAACCTTCTGATTCAGAAAAGTTCGCGTGCTGTTATACCCGCACAAAATCACGCTGTTTTCCTCGTAGTGTTCCATGAGTTGATCGAGCGGCGCGGCCCCTTGACGAACTCGAACGTCGTCATACTCGCGAACTGGCAGGCGCTTGCCTTCACGCACGAACATGGACGCCCGAACAATGTTGCCAGTGTTGCGCTCGATCTTGGTCAGCATGAAATCGACGGAATCTTTCTTGAAGAACGGCGCGGCCTTGACCGGTTGAAGCTGCCCCGTATCACCAAGACCAAGAACCGGGATGCCATGGTTCAACAGCGTGCGCGCGTCATACTCGCCAACCATCGACGCTTCGTCACAGATCACGAGCACTGGCCTTTCTCCCAACGAGCCCTTCGCGGCAAAGATCGGATCGCCTTCAGAATCCTCGCCTCGCACGTTATAGACGAACTGATGCAGGGTCTTCGCGTACTTACAACCCTTCTGGCGCAAGCGGGAAGCGGCCTTGCCGGTCGGCGCGATGAAGGCGACTTTGAGTTGTCCGCCGCACCGTTCCGCGATCTCTTGCGCGACCGATGTTTTACCCGTACCGGCGAACCCGGCGAGAAAGAACGATTGCTTGCGATGCTTCCTGTCATGCCATCCGCGAAACCACGCAACAACCGCTTCGATTGCGGCCTTCTGGTCTTCGTTGAAATCGACTGCTTTTACATTGGCGTCCATTTGGAGCTTCCTTGCTTGTGGTTAGGGGTTATTTTTCGTTTCTGAACTTGAACCGCGAGTGCGGATCGTAATCAAAATCTTCCGGGTCAACATGTGAAAAACGGGCGTGCGGATCATCCAATATCGATTTGGGTTTCGTGTTGGCGCGTTCCCACTTCGCGAACTCTTCGATGTCTTCGGGAGAGATCGAGTTGTAATTGATTCTCGGCGTTATCGTGCTATAGACCGGCTCTGCTTGCGGCGGTTGATCGTTGACCCCTTGGATCAATTTGTGAATGTCTTGCTGGATGTCGGCGAGTGAAAGCGAGCGAACATTAATGTGATCCGACACGCGGATCGTCGGGCCGGTGAATCGCTTCTCTTTCTTCCAACGCTCGTGACGATTGAAGTCAAGATTTCCCTGACGATCCCATGTCATTTTGCGCGACCACGTAGAGCGACTACGGCGCTTCTTGAGATCACGCACCTTGCGGGTCTTGCCTTGCCGCTCGTGCTCGCGGCGGTTGCGGTTAATGGTTACCATTGGGTAGCTCCTCGAAGACGTGAAAGAAATATTGTCCGCCGCCTGTTACCGCCGTGCCGATAAACTTGCGCTTGAATTCGGGATGCTCTTCGAAATCCCAACCAGTTCCAAGGATGCGGAAATGGCGGTTTTCATCGGGTCGATGCGACGGGTTCACTTCAACCCATACGACAACCTTCAAGCCTTGTCCGCCGACACTCAAAACCTTCGCGCCCCATGGCAACGAAACCTTCGTGCGCCCTAGCTCTTCCGGCTTGTCCTGACTGATGTCGGTAAGTTCAAATTTCCAGATGGATAACATATCAATCCCTATTGAGTAGTTCATCGAGTAAAAAGCAGAACAGACGCCAGCATGCGCCTTTGGCCTGATCCGGATCTTTAAACTGACCGACCGGATGCACCACGCCGCCAAGCATGACGGCGGCGAAATACTTGTTCGAGCTTACATCCCATTCGATCACGGCATGCTGAATTCCGCCTTCAAAGCCTATGAAGCGCTTCCCGTTGGCGCGTGACTCCCATTGCATCGGCATGTATCGGTCTTCCTTTTCTGTGCATTCTGTTAGTTCAGAAAGCATGTTACCCGGTGCGCAGCATTTGAACAAGGATTTTACGCTAAAATGAGCGTTGCCTAGTTCACTTTTTAGGGCTAGAATGACTTCGCATCCATAGAAAGGAAAGAATTGTGAATGATTTGCAGAAAATGACGGCGGACGCTGAAACGTTTTTGTTCGAGCTTGGCAAGTTCTTGCCGGAAGAAGAACGCGTGATGGTTGGATATGCAGCAGACGCGACCGTGAAGATCGACGCCAACGGGCGCAAGCTCAACGCGGGATGGTGGCCTGCCGCCTACAAACCGGGCAAGGCGATCGACGTCAATAAGAACTGCTATGCCTGCATCAGTTCATCAAAGAAAACACCCAACCCGAAAACCGGCGTGCTGCGTTACTGGCGCGGCGAAGAATCGTTTGGTCATGGGCTCGCGCTCATGGTCGATGACATCGGCAGCGGTAAGGGTTCGAAGGGCGGACTGACCATTGAGGATCTGAGTAATGTACTGTTCCCTACTGCGATTATCGAGACCAGTCCGGACAACTATCAGTTATGGTATTTCATGGACGTTCCGGAACCGTCGCTTATCCGCTTCAAGGCTTTTCTCTATGCATTCGTCGCAAACGTCCTTAAGAAAGGGGGCGATAACACGATCAAGGACATCTCCCGGTACGGTCGCATGCCATGCGGATACAACAATAAACGGGTCAGCGGCGAAAACAATGCCGCGCTCAAGTACGCCGATTCAAAGGGTAAGCCGTGGCGTGTTCAAATTCGTGAAGCGAACTATGACATTCGTTACACGATCGACGAAATAGCGGACGCTTTCAAGTTCCAGATCGAGCTTCCCGTTAAACGTGAAGTGAAGGTTGTTGAAGGCGAGTATCGGTTCGATAGCGCTTGGCTTAAGATGGCCGATCGAATTCTGAGCAAAGCGAAACAGGGCGAAGGTTCGGGCGGCGAAGTTCGCATGAACATGAGCGGCAAGTATCGTATCGCCTGCCCTTGGGGTCACGAGCACACAAACGGCGATCCATACGGCGCATATTTTCGCGGCCCGATCCCGGGGGCGGAACATGAGTTTGTGTTCGGTTGCGCGCACGATACCTGCCGCAAGATCAACCGGCGAACGTGGTCGGCATTTGTCGATGAAGTGGTGATGCCTTATGTCGTCATGAAGTTGGATGAAGCGAGTCAAAACGATCAGTGGTATTTCGAAACTCTTGGAGAAACGCATGACGCCTGAAGAACTGCAGGAAAAGAAAAAGGAACTGCTTGACGCGATTCACAAAGCGGAAATTCTCGCATTCGCCTATGCGCGCGAACTCGAAGTTGGCGATCAGCGAACGGCGGCGTTCGAGGTAGCGGAGAACCTTCGTTGTGCAACGCGCGTTCGAGTGAGGGCATGATCGTCTTCAAGGTTGCACGCGGTCATGGCGGGGCGCGCGTGTTCTACGATCGCAAGCGCAACAAAGACGGTTCCCGCTGGCGCGGTTATCACTATCTGGCGGTAACCGTTTGCGTTTATTCAAAGGGCTCGTTCTGGCGAGTCATTATCGGGCCGCTTGCCATATGCTTTTTGGCACGGAACACCAAAGGAGAAAGGAAGAAATGAGAGCGAAATTCCCAACACCATTACCGCGCGTCAGGCTTGACCACTTGCCCGGGGTTTCGGGCGGCAGTTTGAACGGATATCAGATCAGAACTGTAACGGAAGGGTTGACGGTTCTGACCGGCTTTACGCGCGTGATAACTCACGTCGGAGATCGTGGCGGCGTTGTCATCTGGAAAGATGATGACGGTTGGTTTCACTGTGAGTTCCACGTTAAACGTGTCACGATTGCATCCGGCGAATACAAGTTCAAATATTGCGTTAAGGAATTTTTACAGGACTATATCCCGGCATGCCACTAAAGAAAACAGTACAGCGGATCTCGAAGCAACGGCGGCAGGCGCTTCTTGAAGATAGCATCTACAAAATAGAGCGCGTGGTGACTGACGAATGCGCCCGACAGTTCGCGCAACGCTTCGATGTCGTGATCCATCATCATCCGCACCTCTCGATGATGGCGATGGTCGCCACGCGTCAGGATGGAATCGAATTCACGAATGATCAGGTCGCTTGGCTTCGTGGCTTTGACGCCGGGATACTGACCGCTAAGGAGGCGTTGCGAAATGTCTAATGCATCCTACTGGTTGAAAGGGCAGAAGTTCAAGCAGGCCGGGCGTAATGGTGTATGCATCCGGTTCGCACTTGGCGGGTTTGGCGCGGCAACCACGACTTACAACCATTCGATGACGCCAGAAAATAAAAGTGAAATAGCACGTCGCATCGTTGCCGCGCTCAACTATACTAGCGACTTGACAATCGAAGAAATTGAGAAAGGAAAGAACCCATGACACAAAGCATTGCAAAATTAGTTCAGATCTTGCGCGATGAACAAACGTTTCTCGCGAACTCGCGCGAGCAATGCGACGACTACGAAGGCGAGCGTTGGGATCGGATCGAGTCGATCATTTCGTATCTGCAGGTTGACGCTGCAGAGAACGAGCTTGATTCAGAACGCCTGACCGCGTTGATCGGGCACGCGTGGGAGTTGGACGCTTACTCAAAGAAAAACGGCAACCCGCAAAAGCTTTTGGTCAGAGCTTGGAACACCGCTAAGCGACGGGAATCCGATCAAAAAGACTTCCGTAAGTCGATCGACGCTTTTATTGCGGGGTGCGGGGAATGACCAACACGCCACTTTCACAAGCTGCTGAAGCGCTCGAACAAGCTTATCTCGATGTCGCGAACGGCGTCGTCAAGCCTAACAAAATGCCGCTTGAGCCGTTGGTTCGAGCCGTGCAAGCGATGCGCACGCAGGAACCGAACTGGATCAATACACGCGACGAAGTTCCGGTTGGCTCTCAAGACGTGTTAGTTCGCGGAATCTATCACGGGGCTCTGAAGCATGACATTGCAGGGCTCTTTAATGGCGTTTGGAAATCTCAGGTGACAGAAGACGAAGTTCGGTTTGTTGTTCTTGATTGGATGGTGATCCCATTATGAAACGCAAAGAAATCATCGCGGAGTGCATTGAAGTGCTGCAGGATATCGGCTATTCGGAACTTGCCGAAAGCCTTGCAAAGCTCGAACGCCCGTTCAAAGTATCGGTTGGCACTTTGACCGCATCCAACGGCGTGACCCATGTCGTATTGCTCGATTCGTTCGATCGCCCGGCAGAAGCCAAGGGGTATGACTCGATCGGGCGCATCGAGGCGTTCGCCACGCCTTCACGTGAAAACGCCGACATCGAAGCGGCAGTTTGGGAAGCGTTCTTGAACGGTGAAGGCGATACGAGCAATACCCGGGCGCGCAAGACGTTGGGGGAATCGTGAAGCGCGATAAGGGTCCATCGCTCAAAGCAACCGGGGAAATGGTCGGCGATGCCGTGATGGAGTTCCTAGCACGTCAAGGCGGAGTCGTTCCGCCGCCTAAGGGCGAATGCCGATGCATGGTGACATGCCAAGGCTACACGGAAGGTTGCCGGGGACTTAAGAAGCTCGATGATCTCGCCGCGTCGGCAGGCGTGAACGTGGAGAAGATGAACGCAATAATCAACGCCAAGGAAGACACGGAAGTGAAGACCGATCCAGTTCCTAACGCCCTGTACAGCGCGGCGGACGTGGAAAAGCGCGAGAAGCAATTACGGCGCGAGCAAGAACGCAGAGAGTTCGAGGAACGCGTTGCAAAAGCTGTTGAAGAGTCCGCGCCGATCCGGTCATTGCTTGTCGATCTCGCACGAAAAATTCTCGATGGTTCAGTGGATAACGAACAGGCTGATCGAGTTCTTAAAATTGTGGATATGTGGAAGGAATTGACATGAGCACAAAACGAGCTTGGGTTTATGAACTTGCGCATGCGCGCGATAATCTCGTTTGGTGCAATTGGGTTTGGCATCTAAGCGACTCAAAGCCAAACGTTCCGGAAGGTTCGATTCGAAATCTCAGTGAGCTTATTTCAGTAAGTGAAGTAGATGAACTTCGAACGGTTCGGGATGAAGTCGCGCTTTCGATCGGCGATGTCATGTGGGATAGTCACGCGGAGATCACGAAACGCACGCTCAAGCGTTGGCATAAAATTATTGACAAGGTTATCAAGGGGGAAGGATGAAAACTCTACCGACACTCGCGCTAGGCGAGGAATTCATTTGTGATTCAGGTTGCGGCACGACGACGCCGGTATTGAAAGAGTTCGAGTATTCGCGCGAAGAGTTCGATGACGGACACGTGATCTCGAAGACCCGACCCGAATGGTTTTCGTCGTGCTGCAGTTCGAACGTCTGTGTGTATCGACCCGACGATTCGATCGTCGATATTGAAGACTATGTTCAGAAGGTGAGCTAATGGAATTGAAAGATACATTCAACGGCAACGATAAACATCTCGTGGCCTGCATCAAAGCGCTGCTTGAGATGGACGAAACCGGCGCGCTCGTGCCGCATGGCGTCGGCGGTCAGGCTCGCGTGATGTTGAGCGCAGCAGCGGTTCGACTCGATGCATACCGAGAGGCGAAGTCAAACAAAAACATCGGTAGTAATTTCGATGACTTCCTCGCCGACGAAGGGATTCTTAAAGAAGTGACCGACGTTGCTAAAAAGCGAGTTGAAGGTTTATGCAATCTCGGTATGGAATGCGAAAAGCATGGCGTTTGCTACGCGGAAGCACAAGGCGCACCGGAAAAGTGCGGTAAGTACGATGCTTTTGAAGCTGTTGTTCGAGCTTACGGCGAAGCATGTCGTCGATCGACAAGCGCCACGGAGATGAACGAAAAGTTGAAAATGGTTCTCGCTTTCCACAACCCGGACGGCGTTGCATCATGCGTCGCGGCGATTCAGTTCGCGATCGAGAACGAGTTCGATGAAGGCATGCAGTTCTTACGATGCTGGAACGAAGCCAATTTTGAAGCCTGCCGCGAAGAGTGGCCGGAAGCGCCGGATGAATGCTACATTGGGGCCGATCAAACTTTCAAACCCAAGTGCGCGGAGGGTTGAATAATGGGATGGAGCATCGGATACGATAGCAATTGGAAGCGCGACATTGGGTACGGTGTTCCGGCAGTATGCGACCATCCAGATTGCAACCATGACATCGATCGCGGCCTTGCCTATGTTTGCGCCAATCAAGAGCCATACGGCGGTGATGACGGTTGCGGACTCTACTTCTGTCACGAGCATTTGTCGGGCGGTAAGTGCGAGCGATGCGCGTTGATCACTGACGATAAATATGTAAAATCGTTCGAGGCAAAGCCTGATGTTCAGAAGTGGATCGATTGGAAACTGAATCATCCAAGCTGGCAACAATGGCGCGAAGAAAATCCAGACGAAGTAAAGCGCATAAAGGAATCACAAAAATGACAGAATATCAACGATGCGCGCTTGCGCTGCTTGCCATCATCGCCGGGGAACTCGCCGTGCTTATCGTGCTGCGTTTCGTGCGCCGCAACCCGCCGCGTCACTTGCTTGATTATGATGAAGAGGAAGCATCGTGAACGAGTCTATCTTGGTCACCATCACGTTATGGATTGGCTCTAGCGTGATGGTTGCTGGCGGCGTTGCAGTGATTGCTTTCCTAATCGCTTTCGCCGTCGAGCATGCCGGGCGCGCGTGGCGATCAGGCATGACGTGGGCGTATTTCACCAAAGCCGTGAACGAGTACGGAAACAACCATCCGGAAGAACGTCGGCGCGCGGAAAAACTCAACCACATATACCGGGATGATAATTCTGAATAATTGTGATATAGTGGGCGCGTTGTGAAATAGAACCCCAAGAAAAGGTGATCAGATGGCAAAATTTGAAGTAGGTCAAATCTGGCGAGCCAAGACGCCGCGCAATGTTGCGGGTCTTGTGAACGATCGCGTGATCCGATACGTCGGCATGTATAACGTTCAATACGACGGCCCAAGCGTTGCGAACGGTCGAAAGTATCCGCTGATGAAGTTCGAAGACTTCGAGAAATGGGCCGGTCGCTTGCTCGATCCTAGCGAACTGCCGCCCGGCACGTGGGCGGAATGGGATTTCAAAAATTCCAAGAAGAACAAGTGATGGAAAACCAGAAACCCGGCAAGGGATATCGGTTTTGCCCGTCATGTGATGAACGAGTGCCCGTTCAATTGACCAAATGCCTGAAGTGTGAATTTGTGTTGCGCAATCATGAGCACGCTCGCATCGGATATCAAAAGGCCACGCCATGGCATGACGCGAACAACATCGCCGGGGCGCGAACGCTGGCGTCGGTCAACGCCGTTAAACTCACGGACAACGCGCCGTTCGCGCGCGGGTCAACCCTTCATGCGGCGTACATGATCGCGCTCGCGGAATCCATCCTTAAGGAGATCAGGAAATGAAATGCTCGTGTATCAAGGATAACGAAAAGAAGATCGCAGAGATCTATACCGAACGCTTGGGCGTGCCGTGCGATGTGGAAGCTAAGGGCGTTGCATTCACGCTTGGAGCAAAGCCCGGCATGTCACCGTTCATGCCGTTCACCGTCAAAGCAGACAAGCCCGGCTTCCGTGGATCGAAGGGAAAGGAAATCAGCATGTTCTTTTCGTTCTGCCCGTGGTGCGGCGTGCGCATCGACGAAGAGGAACGGGGTGCAGCGTGAGCGAGACCGTGTTGTTCCTTCTGGCGATAATCACGTTAGTGTTGACCAACGCGATTTTGTTTTGCGCGATCCTGAAGATGGATAAGCGTATCGAGCGTTATCGCGCCCTCGTGTTGGAACTGCTTGACACGAACGAAGAGCTAACCAAGAACCTTCGCGGCGCGTCGGATATTGTTCAGAAACTAATGGAGAAACGGACGTGACCGACAAACCAACCTTCCCCGCCGTCGTGGTCACTGAAGGGGAACCATCTCCGGAATTGTTTGCCGCGATGGACAAGGCAACGAATAAATGGACGAAGCGCGCCGCCCGGGGCGAATGCGAATGGATCTGTTCAGATTGCTGCATGGGCTTCCCGGGCGGTATGCCTGACGCGTGCGCATACGGTCATCAAAGCTGCACGGACATTATTCAACGTGACAAAAAGGACGCGGCAGCATGAAACAACGCGCGCTTCTGGTATGTGGACGCCCTTTGTGTTGGGCGCTTTTGATTGTGTACTTTTTATTGCATTGCAATTTATTCAAGAGGAAACCGAAATGATCAAGGAATTTTACGTTCGAAAGGCCGCGCTCGACGTGCTGCAGGGTACGACCGATATGCACGAAGTTCGGACGCATCTCACAAAGCGCATGGTCGATGAAAACTCGATCGCATGCGTCGTGCGCGGCAACGATGCCGATACGATCTATTGGAAGAACCTTGCGGACGGAACGCGGGAAGCGATCGTGAACCATATGAAGGCTTTGGGCCTGACTAATTTCGATGGTTGGGGTTTGCGTCAGGCCGTTGAAAAGCTCGGTCAGTTCGCTCGCCGCGAGAAAGAGCGCGCGGAGATGCATGCGAACGTCAGCGGCGAATATCACTCGTTGGCGCATACCGTCGCGCGATACGTTCATGGACCGGATGCACGTGCACAACAATGGTCGGTTGCTTCGCTGATCTCTGCGATGGAGAAAGAAAACCATGGAGACCAGCGCGAGCTACTGAAAAACGCACGGGATCTGATCGCGGAATACTATCGCGGAGAAAACGAACAATGGGCGAGCCAGTTCGCGCTGACGCAACCGTTTCTTTCGGTCATCAAACGTCTGGTTCATGAGCTTAAAGCGGAAAACGAAATAAGCGAAGAGCGCAACGTTCAGATTGAAAAGGCGCGCGGCCTGCTTGCTGATTGGGTTGTCGCGAACCAGACGGCGGAAGAACTCTCTTCAGACACGAACCGCGAGAACATCATTCGCTATGACTTGGGTACGTCGCCTGCAGAGTGCGTGCGTTGGGTTTTGGATGCGCTCGCGAAGCATGCTGATGTAGGCGTCGATCATGAAATCGCGCGCTTGCAGGGGCAGATTGTGGCGGCGAATAGAACAATCAAAGTACGTGATGAAAGGATCGGAGTTCAGGAAAGGACGATTTCATCGTTGCAGGCGGTCATCAACGGCAAGAATTCGGCGTTGTCTGCTGCGATCACGGGGATGGAGCGCGCCGATAAAGAACGCAAGGATCTCGAAGATACCGTTGCGCTTCAGGCGAAGACGATCGGGGATCATGAAGATGCGCTTGCCGCGTTGCAAGATGAAGCAGTTTGCCTGAAGGCTCAGAAGTTGGGGACCGCTGAAGTTCTGCGCGATCGAGAAAATGAACTTGCGCGCTTGCGAGAACAGATCCTTGATCTGAACAAAACGATCGTAGAGAAAAACAAGCAGAACACGGATCTCGCCGGGGTCAACCACGATTTGCGCATGCTGCTTGAACCGCATCTCGATGCGTTTTCGGTTGGGAATGGATCGGAAGCTTATGCGATTGGGGAGCTATACAAGCTCGCGCATGGACACAAGCCGGGCGTGCTTACTGGCATGAAGCTCGATGATGTGCTGACCAACATACGCCGCATTATTCAACCGCACAGTTCGATCATGGCGATGGAACACGCGCTTTCAGATCTGCAGATCCGGAACAAGACCCTTCAGGAACACATCGACGCGCGCGATGAACGGATTGCCAAGCTCGATGCAGAGATCGAGATCAGATCGAAGCGGGAAGCGCGGCAGGCTAACGATCTGTGCTTGCTCGCGGTTGGCGCGAAGGGCGCGGAAATTTTAAGCATTGACGATGCCTTGTCGTGTATCCGGGGAATTCTTTTGCCGCATCGGTCGATCGGTGATCTTGTGCTGTGGCGGCAATTGAAAGGAAACAATCGATGGATTTATTCGCCGGGCGAGGTAAAGAACTTTCGATGCGTGGTGACGCCGATCGTGCCCGATGATGAAACGAAACCGGTAAAAGGTTCTACTCCGAATCCTGACGTTGGGCCTTCAGAATCGGACACGGGCGCGGCGGTTTATGACGATCTTCCGGGGTTGCCTGAACACGATGACAAGGTTCTAGGCATTGGGCGAGTGTACAGCGAAGAGAAAATGCGACTCTTCGCTGTATCAGCGCTGAATCAATTTATCGATTCGCTCGTGACTTTCGTCGGACCTAAGCGTAAGCTTTAAACCTCGCTCGTTGTTGCGAGTTGTAACAAATAGGTCCGCTTCGCGCGGACTTTTTTACCTAATAAATGAATAAGGTTCCAAGAAATGAACAGTTCGGAAGCGTTTCTTAATTTCCATCAGATTCTTTCCCGCAACATATCCGACCGCCCCGACGATTTTCATCGACCCTGCCGCGCCCACATCGCGCGCAACAGCAGTAACAACATCTCCCACATCACCATCGAGTTCGCCGGTCCCCGCGCCAAGTTCCTAAGCGTCATCACGTTCGACGGCAGCGGAGACATGGGAACCCGCACGACGAACCTCTTCATGCCAAAGGTGAAGCTCGATCCACTGCCGCGCGCGTTGTCGCTTCTCACGTGCATGGATTACCTGATCTCGATCAAGCATCTTGACGCCACGATGGATTATTTCTACGAAGTCGTGTCGTTCGAAGTTTCACGTGGAACATCGCAACTCAAAAAACGATACGAGGATCTTTGCGCGAAATCGCACGACTACATTCAAGCGCATGAGGCAGGAGAACCATTGCCGGTTCTGCTTGCCTTGTCCGCACCCGCACACGTCAAATAAGCGGGGCGAGCCATGTCAGATATGCCGGGGATCGACGACGACGGAATCGACGGGGAATTTCTCGAAGAGGGTCTTGAAGAGGAAAAGAAAGCCGTTCTAAGGCTTTCTGAGAAAGCGAAGAAAGGAGATGCAGCGCTCGAACAGGTAAGGTTAGAGCCGAACTTGGTCAAGCGTGGCCGGGCGCTCGCGGCGCTCGAAGCCGTGAACTTCCCGGAAGTATCGAAGGTGAAGATGGGTGACGGGTACGCATACAAGACCGTCAGCACGGACGTGAACCGTTGGGCGGCCTTCGAGGCGCTGTTCGGAACCGGGCGCGGCAGGCCGCATCTGGATACCTTCAGCGGGAAACTGGTAGATCACGAAGGGCGTCATATCGATGACCACTATCCGGTTGTGGAACTGATTCACGCGCTCGCGGCAATGGGCCTGAAGACGCAGGAAGCAGCGACCGTGCGCAAATCGTTCCGTGAATGGGCGATGTATGTCAGGTTCAACGATCTGATCGAGCACGTGAACGATTCAATGCCGGATTGGGATCAGGTTCCACGTCTCGATACTAGGCTGATTGAGTTCTTCGAAACGTTCGATACACCACTTAACCGCGAGTTCGGGCGATATTTCTGGCTCTCGATCTACTGCCGGGCGATGTATCCGGGTTGCCTCGCGCCGTGTGCACTGTCCCTGTTCGGTCCGCAGAACGCGGGGAAGTCCTACTTCAGCAAACGGATCTGCGAGGCGCTGATCGGTCGGCAATCGGCCAATGCAGTGCAACTCGACCTGTCCAAAGATCCGACGACGTTCCTTCGAAAGATCACGGGTCATTCCGTCGTGGCAAACGTTGGCGAAATGACCGGGTTCGGAGAATCAGACCTGAACAAGATCAAGTCTTTCATGACGATGACAAGCGACATGATGGATTACAAATTTGAGGGTCATTTCGAGCAGGCGCGGCAGTGGATCACGATCATGGACGGAAACAAGTATGTCGGTCTGCAACGCGACGACACGGGTAACAGGCGGTTCTATCCGATGTTCGCCGCTCAGATACCCGACGTTGACGGCCAACCCGCTTGGAAGCCCAACGGTCAGTTCTCTGCGAACTTTGACGGGTTCGATTGGATATTTTGGCAGATCATGGCCGAATGCCGGGAGTGGTTGAACCTGAACGATGGAATCGAAGGCTATGAGCGCTTCACGTCTACGGTGACCAAGCACGTGGAAGAGTTCTCCAAGAGCGAAATGAACCGGGACCGGGGCACGGTTCGCGATGACTATCTCGATATGTATTTGAGAAAGGCGCTCGAAAACGTGCCGAAAAAGACCGTGAGCGGATACAAGAAGTCTGGGGTGTTCTTCGAGATCGCGGAACTTAACCTTGCGTTGAAAGCGATCGACCATCGCGGCACGCTCAAGCTCAACCATCTGAAGAACAAACTTGCCGCGCTTGGGGGTGTGCCTGAAGTGATCACGAACAAGCGCGGGTATCTCTTCCATGAAACAAAAACGGTTGAAGAGTTTGCCGCGATGCTGCGCGGGACCGACGACGACGATTTGACCATCATCGACGAGGTTCCAGATCCGGAACCAGAATCGTTCTAGGACGTGAAGCAGGAAAGCGAAGCCCCGAACCCGGGGCTTTTTCTTTTATTGTGGGAAATTTTCGACGATTTGTAATGGTTCAGTAATTGTTACAAATGCAGCTTAAGCACTTACTTAAAAACAAAGTGAAATAGTACAGCGATATTTTTCACAATGCTGAACGTGGTGCATGATTGTCAACAATTCGAGCAAAAAATACATTTCTGTATTTTCCCGGAAAGCCTTATCCAGTATAGGATTGCAGAAACAAAATACACAAATCCCAAAATACAAAGTGGTTTTCAAACCTGCTACAGCCACTTATAAATCCAACTATATCTTAAGATATAGTGCTCGTTAGTACTTATATATAATGTATGTATATTTGTATATTTGTATTTTTAGAGAATTTTAGGATTTTGAATCAATAACTTAGCGGCGATTCCTAAAAATACATTGAAGAGTTTTGCAAAGTACTTTCCAAAAAGCCGTCATTTTTAGGGGTAAACACCTAGCGGCGATCTTCGATCACCTTTGCCCTTCTGGTCTTTAATGGCGCGGCAGATCCCGGCGTCGGAAAGGTAGGGGAGCGCGGTCGAGTAGTGGAGATCTGCCAACGAACGAGGCGGCAGGAAGCTAAACGCATGAAAGCTTTAGCTATTCGTCGGTATATAATCGGCGCAATTAAAAAGCGTTTTACGGGCCGAACGTGAAGGATGATTTCGAAGAGGAAGACCGGGGCGCGCCAATTCCTTCGATGGAGTTCGAAGAGGAAGAATTTGCGCTTGAGAACATGAAGATGTTCGAAGAGTATGTGGAGCTTCGAGTTCGGGGCATCCCGCCGATCGTCGCATTACCTCGCGTGTTCGGCCTGAATCAAGCCGGGGATCGATACGAGCAAAACCGGTTCAATGCGATTGAGCGCAACCCGGTTTATCGATCGCTCTTCAGGAAGCGCCTGAAAGAGATCCAGCACAATGAACTGTGGGACGGCAAGCAATCGATCTATGAGCTTCTGAGCATCGTTCGGGGGTGGAACGTCAAGGACTCCTCCCGCATCAGCGCCATCAAAGAATTAAACGTGCTGGCGGGGATCGTTATCGTGGATGAGAACGGCAAAACCAAAGTCGGGCGCTCACTCGAAGACTTTTACAAGATGGAAGGCGTTCCAAAGGGGCACAAAGAGAACCCGCACGTGTTACCGCCTGACATTGGCGACGACAAACCGCCAGAACCCGCGCCACCGCCTGCAGCACTACCGAAAGCGCCTGAACCGATTCCCGATCGGCACGCGCATTTCATTGCGGAAGCATTGCAGGAAGTCGAGACCGTGAAACCCGTCGTGAAACAACCTCAAGCGCCGACGCTCGCGGCAGAACCCGTAAAGCCAAAGGTGACGGTCGAGCAAGCAAGGCAGGCAAAGGCCGTGCAGAAAGCCCAAGCTGCCCCAACGAAACGCGTCGCCAAGCTGATGAAACCGCTCTGAAGCTGCATCGGGCCATCGAGAACCCTTCGAGCCCGTCAGAAGGCCGTTTAATCAGTCCGTCAACAAAAAGCCCCGATCGCAATGTCGGGGCTTTTTCAATTGTTCCACGTGAAACAATCACTTCGATGTGTCTGCAACCGCGTATTGCTTCTGACCGTTCGTATCGACCATCACGGGTTGCGTCGGCGAGTAACCTTTCGGCTTCACCATGCACTTGCGTCCGCCCGTCATTTCTGCCGTGGCTTGGATCGCGTCATAGATCTCGCTCGATACCATGCAACGCAGGTTGAATGCGATTTGCATGTCTTGCGCTTTCAGAGCGTCGGTCGGCTCGATCACGTTCTGACGTGCGAAGTCGTTTGATACCCAACCCTTCTGGCAGTCTTCGAGCCCGTTGCCGAATCCGAAATAGATCGATGCGCCCGGCCCTGCTGCCCCGGCTTGTGCTTTCGTGCCGTAGCAGTTGTATTGCGAACCGCCTGCCCCGTATGCGCCAGCAATCGGCGCGGAGACGTTGAGGATCGTTTCGGTTGTGTGCGCCGGATTGGCGTTGAACGTTTGCCCGGCGATTGCGCTCGATCGAGCATCGGCGTTTTGGTTTGCGACCGCGTTCGCAGATTGACCCGGCGTCGCGCCCGGCGATCCAGTCAGCGCGGCAGATGGCCCAATCGTGGGCGTGCCGACTGCTTGAGCGCTTGCCAGCGCGGAAAACATCAGCATCGTCGAGGCGAAGGCCGCGATAAACAAATTCTTGAGTTTCATGTTTCTTCCGATTCTTATCAGTTTGGAAAGTGGAAGGGCGCAACGCCTTAACCCCGATCAGACGCCGCGCCCCTCGTTCTGCAACCAGATCGACGCGAGCTTAGAAGCCGGTCGAATAGTTGATGCCACTGTAAGCCGTGGACGAATAATCGCCGCCGCCGCCAGACTTGCCCGTGCCGTATGCATCGCCCGTCGTCTTGCCGACTGCGTTCGCATACGAGTCCGCCGCGCCACCGTTTACGCTTTGGCTGAAACCGCCTGCAGCGCCGATTCCTGCAGCAGCGCCCGGGGCATAACCGCCGACCGCGCCAGCGCCGACCACGATCACGGTTCCGGCGTAGGACGTGGCGTTGCCGCCGCTGTTCGCTTGCTGATACGACTTGCCGTTGCCGTTCGTGCCTGCCGTCGAGCCAGCGCCGCCGCTGAAGTCAACCGATGAATTCACGCCGCCAGCGAACGAACCTGCAGCTTGAGCATGACCGGTGAAGACCAGCGAAGACAGAGCCAGTGCAGCAGCGATCGAAGACATGCGAAATGCGTTTTTCATTTTTGAAACTCCACAAGGTTGAGATTGGTTTTGATTTGCCCGTGGTCCCGACAGGCGGCAGGTTCTTCTACTGACTTAGCCCCAATGAAGGGGCTTGAGGTTATGAAAATTGAGCGAGAACTTTAGGGTCTAGGTTTCTTGCTATCGTCGTATCGACGACAAGCTCTGTTACCTGCTGGCCCAACAAAACGTGAGAAACCTCATACTCGATTCGAACGATTTCATCCTTGCTGTTCTTCGTGATCAAGATGTCGGTAATCGTTTCTTGCCGTGCAACCTTGCGGCCTTGTGAGCGCATGAACGAAAGGCCGATCGGGAAGCGTGCTTTGCGAATCATTTTTCTATCCTTTTCTTTGGTTTCTGGTCGGGTCTTGCTGCAACCCATGACTAGAATCTTACTTTTTATGAACTAGCAACGCAAGCACTATTTCAGAAATATTTGTTCTTTTTGCAACATCTCGAAAAGCATCAATAGCGCACGTTTGTCTTTTCCACTAGAACAGATCCGGATCGACATTCTAGGGTGCAGAAAATTTGTCGCGGCGCTTGCCGGGTGTACAGGCCGGTTCCGCTTCCCGACTCGTTTTCCAAACGTGCGCTATTGATGTTCTTCTACTGACTAAGCCCCGTCTGGCGGGGCGTTGGGTTACTTTTTGATTTTGTTGAACCGTTCGATAACTTCGTTGCGCGTTCCTTTGAAGTGAAGGAGCCATTTCCCGACCATGCGACCCGAACGATAGTTTTCACGGAACACATAAATACCGTAAGACGAACCCGTCAATTCGCACACTCGCTTTGCAGCGATGATCTTTTCACCCTTGCCGTTTTTGCCTACACATTCGGCGATGGTCAGAAGTGTGCTCATTTCGTTTCCCCTTGCTCGTTTCGTTTCAGTGACTCTAGTATCGTCGAAAGTGAACTAAGCCGTCAACACTATTTCACAAATATTTTTGAATTAGTGGACTAGGGGAAACACTACCCCTGATAGTACAGACCATCGTTGTCCCGATCGCGCTCATGTTTCAGTTCGAGATGGAACGCTTCCGGGGTTTGCGAATCCCAACGAACCATGCGCCTCCTGCTTTCAGAGCGCTGGATATCAAGCCCGATTAGCTGCGCGGCAGTGCGTTCCGTTGCGCCCAATCTGTGCAGAACTTCTGTGTAAATTTGAGCGGTCCGCGCGACGCTCAACCGATGTTCAGCAGCGATTTCCGAAAACGTCTTGCCGTGCGCGTGGTCGATTGAGATCCGCAGATCCCGGCGTGAGATCAGCATTACCAAGCCCCGCAATCGAAATGGCAGTGATCAGACAAAGCGATGACGCCCGATTGCCGTTCCGTGACCGTTGTATCGCGGCGCATATGCGAAGGGTCTTCCGGTTTCATCGCATAGATGTTTCCGCCTGCCTCGAAGTAGAGATGCGAGCCTTCACCGTGTTCTTTCTCAAGAGCTTCATGAAGTTCGTTGATCTCGATCGCGAGCTTATCGAGGCGCTTTTGCAATTGAGCTTTGGTCACTTGACCCCCTTCGCATCCCGGTAACCCATGAGGTAAGCGATCGACGGAACCGCGCGTTGCGTGCGCTTCATCATGGCGTCGTTCCATCCCCGGCAGTAGTCCATGTTGCGTTGAACTTCTTGCTGCTGCCCGTTCAGTTTCTTGATTGCTTCCATTTTCATTTCACCAATGTAACGCCGATGTACGGCATGAATGTTCGAGCTTGCGAGGGGATCGCGAGACCGCGTTCGTTGATCGGATATCCTTTCGTGCCTGACACTTTGATGAAGAGCCGATGCGGGTTCGCAACCGTCGATTCGCATCGAAAGATTTGCCCTTGGATCAGGTCCGCGAATGTGAGAGTCATGATCAGTTTTTACTCTTGTGATAGATGACTGCCTCGATCAGATCGTGCGCCATCTGAAGCGCTTCGTCGGGCGTCATGTGCAGCTTCAGACCAGATCCAAGCATTTCAGGATGCGAGTTATGCACGGCGCTAAACTCGATCATGATCCCCTTCGCGTCTGAGCGCGGAACACGAATGAACCGGTTAACGTCGATCAGCTTCGCCGCGCGCTTGTTGAATTTTTCGTCGATGACCATTACGCGATCCCTTCAAGGTAAGCTTCGAACCCCGCCAACACGACGGCGCTCGCAGTGATGATGATCGAGGCGAACACAAAGACGCTCGCTTGATACGCTGTGATGTTGGCGAGAATAAGCATGATCAGGCGTTCGTCGAGTTGTCGAGCGCTTCCATTGCGCTTTCGAGCGTATCGAGATCGATCAGACCATCGAGCGCTTCCATTGCTTCATCGAGATACTGCACGGCCTGTTCTGCCGCCTGACCCTTGTCGCCACCTTGCAACGATTCCGGCATGTTGTCGTAATACTCTTGTTCTTCGTCGCGGATCGATTCGAGATCGCCCTTGATCTCTTCTGCTTGGGCCTTGATCAAATCGATCTGTTCGTTCAATGCTTCCATGCGCGTATGCACGGCGTTGATTTGTTTGCGGCGATCGTTGTTCATGATGATGTCCTTTTCTATAGGGTCTGGTACTGGAAAAGCCCCAACGAAGGGGCAGTGTCTTTACTCGCCGCGACGAATGCCGCGATGGTCGATTTCTTCCTGAACACCCTCGCGGCATTGCGCGATGATGTCGGCGGCAGTGTATTCGCGCGAATCGACCAGTGTCGAGATTGCAGCGCTCATGCGGTCGCGATACGTGAACAGGTCTTCGTTCGAGAGAACGGCAACGTTCTTGCGCGTTGCATCCTTCAGCGTGATTTCGATCTTGTCTGCCATGATTCTTTCCTTTCTGGTTAGAGGGGCGCGTTCACCCCATGACCAGAATCATATAATTTTCTGAATTAGCGCGTCAACCACTATTTCACAAATTTTTGACGAAAGTTCCATCTTCTAGGATTGTGGCGAACGAGGCGACGAAATCAACCTCGTGTTTCACCTTGACCGCTACACGAGAGCCGTCTTCGCTCACGCGCAACGTGTCGATCGTCCAACCGATTTTAGCGGCCTTGACGCACGTCGGAACCTGACAATCTTTCAGCAGCATCGCGGCATTGATCGCCGCCGTCAGGTTCGCCATGAACGGCCCGGTCTGGTTCACGCATCCGGAAGACGCATCGAGCCCAAGCGCCTGAAGTAGCGTCGTCGCGCGCAGGCGTACCGGGTCGGGATAGGTGACGATCACGCCGCTCATGGGATCGACGCGCTGCCATTCATTCAGGCCGTCGATGTGCTTCATCTGGTCGAGCATGGCGATATACGGCATGCGTGCGGGATCGATCATATGATTTCTTCCAAATTTCCATAGGGCTTCGAGGGAACCAGATAGTTCGCCATGAAGTTCGGAAGATTGCAAGCGTAGTTCCAACCGCAATCCCAATGCAACAGGTGACCGGCAACCGGGCAATTGCAGCGTTCGAGATCATCGCTAGAAGGCGCGAGACCGGTCGCTTCCTGAAAGTGTTGTGCCGTGATCATTGCGTGCTCTTTTCGATTGAATCAAGCTCGCGGCGAAGAACCTCGATCGAGACTTGAAATTGATAGATTGTTTCGCCGCCGCACGATGACTTAGGCCCTGACAATCGATAACCGCTGTTCATGTCACCGATCGATAGGTACGGGCCTTCAGATCCCCCAACAACGTTAATAAGGGCGTTCCCGGGTTTCAGATCGACGGTCATTGCGTCGAATCCAAGACAAGCTGAATCACGGCAGCTTCGAAGCGCGCGAACCTGTCATCAGTCGGAGCCCATTTCCCAAACCACATTGCAATGTCGCGTTCAGCGCCGTTGCAGATCGATTCGACAAGAGCCTTTTGATCTGCCGTGAAATCCGTATCGCGGATCTCAAGCAGTTCGCTTTCGCGTGCCGTGATAGTCATTTTCCACTCACTTTTTGAAAGAAATCGCGCACGTCGTTGAACGGCCCGATGTAGTCAGATTCAATTTCCCAAACGAACCACGTGTTGGGCGCGCGAACAGTTCGCTCAACTTCATACTTCGTGTATGAAAGCATCGGCGTTTGCGTCACCTTCTTATCGATGATGCGAATCTTCCGCTCGAAGGTAATGCCGTACAGCCCTTCATAGCGGTTGCCGACCACGAGCAAGGCGAAGCGTCCCGGAACCTGATGCAACGCGATCATATGGCGGGGAAGCTCGCCAAACCGCCCGATCATCGCGGCCTTGATCGGTTCCGGAATATCCTCTTCCTTCAAGCCGGGTTCATTCTCGTTCACGTTGACCGGCTTACCATACAGATTGATTGGTATCAGGGTCATGAGGTTTGTTCCAAGTTCGATGTATGTCGAAAAGAAGTGCCACGAGCGCCAGCGCTGCAACGCTCGAAGCGATGAATGCGAGCGTGTTCATTGCGCCCAGGTGATAGAAGACGACTGCATGACGCGCGCCGTTCCATCACTCCATGAGATCGTCACGATTCGACCATTGCGGACATAGCAACCGAATGCGATTGCATTTCCGTTCGGGTCAAGCTGCGACATTCCGAGCCCTTTCGACTCTCGAAGGAACTGTTTCACTTTCTTGGATATCCCCGGATCTGATTCGCTCAGTTCTCCAAGGGTCGAGCACGGGAAGTTGGAAAACACCATTTGCGACCCGTCGAAACCGACGCCGCGCGTTGTGGTCTGCATGTAACCGATGTATTCCGCCTGAGCGTGACCAACGACGCCAAGAGCCAAAGCGAGCATTGCAAAAATTTTCTTCATGATTTTCTTCCTGTTCTGGTTGAGAAAGCCCGGTTCCCCGGGCGCTTGGTTTAGTAGCGGTTGACCACGTGAGCAACGCTATCAAGACACTTCTGACAACCTTCTTTCATGGCCTTGAAGTACCCGGCATCTGAACGGCTCGATTCTGCAAGCGCGTAGTGATGCACAGTGTCAACATAGTGTTTGATTTCATTCAAACGGTAAGCTTCGCCGCGCGCAAGAGCTTCAGAAGTCGGGTCGGCGAGTTCGCTGACAAGAATCATGTTTTTCATTTGGCCGGGATACACCCGGCTTTCGATGTTTTGACCGTCGATGACTTGAATCGCCGTGCCTTGCTTCTTTCCCATGCTGGTAAGCGTGATCTTTGAAACAACGCAACCGCCCTTGCGATCCCAATCTCCGAATAACCAAACCGTATCGCCTTTCTTGAAAGTTGTCGTTTTCGTCATGATCTTTTCTCCGTGGTTTGCGCTGCCATGTAGAGAAATATACAGGACACTAATTCAGAAAACAATGCTATTTCACAAATTTTTCTGAATTAGTGTTGCTGTGTCGCACAAACTCAACATCTGCCGGGATCTGGAACGAACCGAGCAACGTCCGCTTGTTCATGATGAAGAC